GGAGCTTCTCAAATTCTAAGAGGCTTGCTACCGATAGGGCGATTTCATGTTCGTTCCCATCGACCAGCACAGTAGCGATGTGGAGTTCAAACATTAGACGATTGGTGCAGTGTAAAGGCCACCAGCAAAGCTGATGCTTCCAACTGTCGCAAGGTCGCCTACAGCGCCCGTTACAGGGCGGTATTCGTTCATTAGGCAGTTAGTGATGGTGAAGTTCGGGTTCGTCGCTCCTGTGGCCTGTGAGTCGTGTTTAACGGTCACTGTGGTCTGAACGCCAACAAGAGCAGTCAAAGTTGCGTGAACTTTTGAAGCTGCGAAGTCTTGGTTGAACGAAATCGTCACCATGTTGTTTTGAATTCCACCTACGAACTGGTGTCCGTTGGTTGAAGTTGCTGACATTGCCGTGGATTCGACTGAATCGACAGCTTGTACAAGCTCCACATTTGTCACATAGGTAGTCAGGTCAATTGAGTTGACGGTGACTTGGGCATCTTTAAGTACGAAAATAGCCATGACTATTCGGCCTCTGCTTTCTTGGTTGTTTTGGTTGGTTCGATATGGCCTGCACTAATGAGGGCCTCAATCGATGAGCCTTGCAGCTCATCATCGGTGATTGTGTCGCCAAGCGATTTGCCTGCAACAAGTTCTGATGTCACTTTGTAAGTAGCCATGTGTTCCTTATGGGTATGCCACCCACGGCACCGTGACGGTGTACGCGGGTAGTTCTTGGTTGCCTACAGAATAAACAGTAGGTGTTGCGTCTGTTGCTGAGGTTGCATCAATAACGATGTCCATAGTGTCCAGAAGCGCGATGAGTGCGTCAAGGTTGCCAGGTGGTGGCATTAATACGTTGACAGGGAAAGAAAGCGACAATTGGTTTGTGGTTGAACGAGTCACTTGTGGTGGGTCAATGATTACCGAAAGTGGGCGTGCATTGCGAGAGTCTGAGACAACAACAATGCCAGCATTTTCGAGCGTTGAAACCAGCCGAAGCCGAGCGTCATTTGTGCGTCCCATTATGCGACCTGTGCTCGGTTACAGCCCCAAAGCCTAAGGATGTCGCCCATAGCAACAGGGTTGTTGCCAGAAGCTAGTGATTCATAGGACTGGAATGAATCTCCACCTGCTGAACCACGCGAGCGATAAAGCTGTGCAGCCATCATTGTCGTGCCAAGCTTTACGTCAGCACTTGGTGCCGTAGCAAGCACATCAGAAAAATATCCTGCAGCGCGCCTTCTACGGAACGCAAGCGCGTTCGCTGCATCTGTGCATACAGTAACGAACGCTGTGTCATTGGCTGTGGCTGGGGAGACGCCCAGATATGACAAAACGTCATTGTTGACAATCCAAGTGCAAACACTGGTGTATGTGATTGTTGCAGTGTTCGGAGCTGTGTCCCGTTGCACGTCACTGCCAGCGTCAAAGTAGATGACTTGGTTTTCGCGGAAAACATTCCAATCAAATTCCAAGTCACCTTCTGGACCAAGGCCAATGAATTCATAAGGTTCGGTGGAGACAACTGTGAAGTTGCCATCCATGCCGTCGCCCACGTTCGCAACTGTTATCGCCTGCCCCATGAGAATCTCATTTGGAAGGAAGGTTTGCAAAACGACAACACCTTGAAGGCGTTCGCGAAATGCAATCGATAAAACAGTCACGGCAGTGAATCCACTCGTTCGTCTTTATCAGACGAATGCAGCCTTGATGCTCTTTGAAGCGTCAATAACTTTTGCAGCAAAGTAGCCACGGAAAGCAATCTGGCGTGAAAGCTGTGAAGGCTGTTCAACGCTGATAGCGCCCTTCTGCTGTTCCCAGCATTCAATTCCAGTTGGGTCCATGATGACCATGTCAGTTGCGCCAAGATTGCGGTCAACGACAAGTCGAAGTCCGAAAGCAACAGCCGAGTCTGAGCCTGGTGTCATTGTGCCGTAAGCGTTCATAGGCCCAACCTGTGGGAAGAGCGGTCTGTCCGAGCCGTCCACGAGCTGCCCGAGGTACTGGAAAATATTTGGAGACACAGCCAGAGCGGATGGCAAGTTGCCATTTGAGCCTGTGAGGATGTCTGCAGCTGCTTGGTACATCCAACGAACCCATTCAGCAGGGTCAGTGATTGATGCGTTTGCAAAGTTGTTTGTGTTGGTTGTACCAGTTACAAGCTCTGAACAAGCGAGAAGGTCCGTACGGTCTGCATAAACGCGAGCCATATCGTCCAACAAAGCGCCAAGAACTTCTGGCGAACTCCAGTCCATTGAAGCTTCTGACAGTTCAACGTATCCACCTTGAATTGTCTTAACGATTTGAACGTCGTCAACAACAAAAGCCGAAGCTGTGATGGTTGTGTTCTGCGTTGCTGTTCCGATGCTGTTGTGTGTTGTTACGACAGGACGAATGAAAATGGCACCAGCCTGAGGCATTGCACGAACGCCTGTTGCGTCAATGAGTGGGCGACGGCCTTGAAAGTTGTTATAAACAGGCGCGATAATTGGTGTTGGAATAACACCTGGGATGTCGCTTGTCACAACGTCTGGAGCTGCAGCGCGGATGTTTTCGTTCATTTGTGCGAAGTCGTGACCACCACGAACGAATGATGCGATGTATTCAGCAGCTGACGGGAGTTTGAACTCGCGTTTTGGTCCTGCGTAAATTACTTGGGTAGGGACAGCAGCCTCAACTGTGTCTGGGGTTTCTTGTGTTGCCACTTCTGGTTCCTCCTCGGAATCTGTTGGGGTGGGGTCTTGGGTTTCTGGGGCTTCGGCTGCAACTGCAACTTTGGCACCCTCGAAGGCACCGAATGGAAGCAATGAAAGCTCCGTCCAGTTGCCTGCTTTGACGACCATCGTGCTTCCTTCGAAGCTGTAGTCGGTTGGCTCTACGCCAACGGATACTGAATCGTAAAACTGACCAGGGCCAGCTTGAAGCAGTGTCTCATTAGCAAGATTGGTGTCATAGAGCGATGCTGAGAACAGCATTGCATCTGGTGTCGATACGCGCTCACTAACCATGCCTAATGGCTTAGTCATGTCGTGTCCGAGAATGAACTTTGGGTTTGCTCCGTCTGTTGGTAGCGAACCAGGAAGGAATTTGACGCGCTGGCCTCCTGAGACAATAGCCTCAACATTCCAAGGGATGGCAACGCCTTCGACAACGCGACGTGGCGTACCGTCTGGGTCTGCAGCGTTAATGCTGAAAAGTTGTGCTTGTAGTTCTATTTTCAAGAGTTGCTCATTTCTGCTGTGTCAGGACTTGACACGGTTGAAGTGTCTGTTGATTCTGAGATGTATTCCGAAGTGTCAAGACGTACTTCGCGCCCACGCGGTAGAGCATAGGCACTGAGCGTTTCACCGATGCAGTCAATCACAGGTTTTGCTGCAAACTGGTAAAGGTCCTGACGAGATTGCTGAGCATTGCTGTAAGTCATGCCAGTCACTGGTGCGCCAACAAGATATTGAGGGATGTTGCAAAGGTTTGCAAGTTCAGTCATCTGGTGAGTACGAGCTTCAACAAGCTGCAACTTTGAAGGGTCGCTTGAAAACTCGTGCCAAGTGACTGATGAGTTGAGTGCGCCAATGGCATTGCGACGACGAGCTTGTGACCATGCTGAACACAGTTCGCCAAGTTCTTCACTGCTCATTGGTTCAGAACCATTTGTTTGCTGGAGATAGCCAGCTGTGATTTCGTTAGATGCAAAGCGCATTGCTGCAGTGTCAAGACGGTTTGAAATTTCAATTGCTCTGGCACCCATTGAAAGCATTCCCTGAACTGGCGACAAGAACTGAATGATGTCGTTGGCGATAAGTGGCTGGCCTTGAAATGTCAATTGGTTTGACTTGCCATACCACAACGGACCTGGCATATCGTCAGTCTGCACATCTGCAGCTGGTAACCACTGAAAAGAAAGCGGAAGGCCAGTGGCTTGGCTGCGTGAAGTAATTGCCCAGAATGCTCGCCCGTGAAAGAGGAGGTCATCAGCCGTCCAAGCAAGAATGAACTGTCGTGTCACACTTGGGTCGGGCCGTGACATCCAACTTTCACCAGGCAAATGTATTTCTTCGTACTCTTCGCCCATCCATTGGTTTGTGTACTGCTGGAATGGCAATGAGGAGACAAGCGAAACAATCAAGTCACGCGCTCTGGAGATAGTGGGGATGAGGATTGCCTGCTGACGCGCCCATGAACCTGTGTACATCATGAAGTCGCTGGTGCCTGCCACGCCTGCAGCAGCCTTTATCGGCTCAGAAGCGAAAACTGGTTTTGTTGTGCGAGTGAAAATCCCCATCACGCGGAGTCTTACACAAAGTAGTTGCAAATGCAACAACCCTCGAGAATTACTCTGAAAATGCGAAGCTCACTGTTTTGCTGACCTTGGGTTTGCCCTCTTGGGCGATGGCCCACACAGCTGCACGAACTAGCTCAATGGGGCCTGGACTCCTGGACGAGCTGATAGCCATAATGCCGTTGTGTTTGATAAGCACTGCTCGGTTCATTTGCTCAATGAATATTGACTCTCCTGTGTGTCTGACTTGCCCTGATTGAATCATTGAACGCACCAAAGTTGTCCAGCGTTGAAGCTCGCGAGTGCCAACAAGGATGGCGTTTCCACGGATGTTGGAAGGCAGGTGAAGGTCTAGAGAAGCTCCAATTGCCAGGGTCAAACGTGGGTTGTCTTTTCGGCATTGGTCAACAGAAGCCCACAGGTCACGAAGGTTATCCACAATAAACTCCACAGTGACCAAAACCTGCTCACCCTTGGTAACAGCCCTTACGCCAACAAAGCGATGGTCCTCTTGTGATGCTTCGATTGCTAATACACCATTTGGCGGAAGATTGCAAGCATCCCCATTAGATTCCATTAAGCCAATTTCCAACCAGCTTTTATGGCCCGTAATCCAGAGGTTGCAAGATGCCCTCAGGAAGCTGGCGGTGTTCGGTGAATGAGATTCCTCTTCGAGTGTTGACATTTCCAACAAAATCCCCAAAGCAGGGTTTGCATATTTCCACGCCTCAGGTGTCATCGGGTCAATATTGCTCGGAGGGCTGAATTCCGCAAAATACATCTTTGACTTAGTACCGACAGCAATCTCTGCCATTCCGCGTTCCCTCATCCGTTTCATAACGTGAGATTCCTCAGTGCCAGCAGTTGACCAGCAAGAAAGCAAAGGGTCGCGCCTAGCACGCATAGTGGGAATAAGGGCATCGTCCACAGCCAAAGTGGAGCAATCATATAATTCATCGATTACGACCAGGTCACAACTTAGGCCCATTCCAGCCGATGGCGTAGCTGCACGAACAAGCCACCTAGTCCCGTCAGGCATAGTCAAACCTTGACGCCCATACGACTGCACAAGCTTCGCACCAAACTTCTCTTGCAAAATAGGAGCCGTGGCATTAAACAATTCAGACGCAAGGTCAAGACGATGAGCAGTAGTCAACACAGTCTGAGGCGTGCCACGCAACATAGGCATCCGAACAAGCCACCACAGAACAAGCACTTTCAAAGCGAAACTCTTGCCCTGCTGACGCGCTACGGATACCAACGACCTGGAGAACATCATTCGCCCAGCATCAGGATGCCCCTCAGGAAATAAACACAACTGGTCACCCAAAACACGCAACTGCCAATCCATAAGTTCATAGCCAAGAACGTCACGAGCAAAGCAAGCCAAATCCCCCAGCAAAGCCCTATCACCACTCTCCGTGTTCGTTTTGAGTCTGGGCATATCAGACTGAAACTCAGTTGCTTCCTGCCATTCCCTTGTGTTCTTTGGTAAAGATACAGAAAGAGAAACT